CGATTTCTTCCGCGATTTGCGGGACGATAGAATTTCCCAATCCTTTAAGTCGGTGTACTCTGCCGGGTACCCCATGAGCCACTCGACCCACGTTGGGTTCAACGTGCCACCAGCTTTGCTGCTCTGTGCCTCTTTTACCGCCGTTGGTAGATCCTTCTCTAGTCCCTTGTAGCTGCGACCCGAGCTGCCCTTCCAATCTCTCGCTACGGGTGTTGGCCACATTAGATTCGGATGGGCTACCTGATCGTTGATGCTGATTGGCATACCCTTCTTTAACTTCATCTTCATTCGTTTTTCCGAACTCGGTCCCCTGTCGCAATGTGCGTCTGGAGTCCTCCACATCTTCATGTCGGTTACTTTTTTTCCATACTTCACTTGTTCGGCCAAATTCCCTGGAGGTACTGTCGTTCTGCCTATGCTCTTTCTGTACTTGATCCTGTGCTCCATCGCTTTCTTCGATCGATTCGCTATCATTGAAGCACTTGGCGTGAGCCACAATCCAGATTCTTTCTCTTCTGTGGGGAGCGCCGACACCTGCAGCTGGAATATTGAACGCC